GACGAAGAGATTACAGACTCTCAGTTGGAAAGCCTAGAGGGTCTATTTCAGTAAAAGTAGGAGAATTTTTACAACAACAAATTCCCGGAGAAGGGCCAAGAGGTCGTTTTAATCCAAAAACTTTAACAACTTTACTTACAAAAGAATCAGATTTTTCTACGTTTGCACATGAAACAGCGCATTATATGTTAACTGTTTTAGAAAATATAGTTATAGCAGATAATGCACCATCTACACTTATTAGTGACTTTGATACATTATTAGATTTTTGGGGTGTTAAAGATATAGATACATGGAAAAATTTATCTTTAGAAGAAAAAAGAAAATACCACGAAGCATTTGCATATAACTATGAAATTTATTTACACGAAAACAAAGCACCAAGCACAGGTTTGCGTAAAATGTTTCAAAGATTTAGCTATTATATTAAAAAAATTTATGACGATATAAGAACTAGATTAAATACTTTATACAGACAAGAAACTGGTCAAGACTTGCCAATTTTGACCGATGAAGTAAGAAGTGTAATGGATCGTATGTTGGCATCTGATGAACAAATAATACAGGCAAATGATATATACGATATGAGAGCAATGTTTGAGACACAAGAATCTAGTGGTATGAGCGATGCACAATGGGCAGAATATACAGCAGCATTAAAAGAAGCAGAAGAACAATCATTAGAAATAATGACGCAAGATAGCATGAGACAAGTACGTTGGTTAAATAACGCAAGAGATGGTTTATTAAAAGAATTACAGAAAAATAATAAAAAATTATATAAAAAAGTAGAAGCAGAAGAACGAGAAAAAGTTAAGCAAGAAAAAATATATAAATTAGCTGCATACCTAAAACGTGGTGAAACTGTAAATGATAAAGGTGAGATAACTAAAGTAAAAACTGGACATAAATTATCTATAGATAGTCTTAGTAAATTAGTACCGTTTTATGACATGAAAACTGAGATTAAAGAATTAACACAAAAACGGATGGCTCAAAAAAACGGTGTTGACGCAAAACTTATTGCAGAAATGTTTGAATTTAAAACAGCAGTTGATATGGTTGATGCGTTATTAGAAATGCAACCAATAGAAGATCGTGTGCAAGAAAGAACTGAGCAAAGAATGTTAACAGAATACAGCGGTCTTTTAGATCCAAGGCAACAAGAATTAAAAGTACAAGAAGCAATACATAACGAAGCAAGAGCAAGGTTTATATCTGCTGAGTTGCGTTTTTTATCTAAATCTATGCAACCAGTAAGATTACAACTTGCTGCTGCTAAACAAGTAGCTGAAGATATTTTAGCTAAGAAAAAATTAACAGATATTAGACCATCAGAATTTGCAAGAGCTGAAGCTAGAGCGTTAAAAGCTGCTGAAGCTGCAATGAAAAAAGGTGATAGTCAAGCTGCTTTAGAGGCAAAAAGATCACAGCTTTTAAATAATCAATTAGCTAAAGAAGCTATAGAAATACATAAAAGATATGATGCTGCACAATACTTTTTTAAAAATAAATTATTTAAAAAAAGTGAAGCTAAATTAGCAGAAACAAGAAATACAGATTTAGTAAATGCTGCAAGAGCTATAATGTCTTCCTACGGTGTTGGCCCAAAAATAGAAAATCCTAATGATTTTACAAAAAAATTAGAAACATATGATCCACAGTTATATGCAGAAATAGAACCAATAATTCTTGATTTGCAAGCAAGTGATAATGAAAAATCACTTACAGATTTAGCAACTGAAGATTTTGATTATGTATATGAAATGGTGCAATCTTTATGGCATCAATCGTTGCGTGATGAACAAGTAAGAATGTTAGGTAAATTACAAAGCGTAGAAGAAGCAGCAGCACCACTCATAGATAATATGAAAAAGAAAATAAATAAAAGTCCACGATTAAAAGAAAGACAAAAAAATCCACCCGGAACTAGAAAAGCAATAGGTTTTAAATATCAACTTTATAAAATGATGCTTGGATTTAAAGCAAAATTAAGACGTATGGAGCATTGGGTTGATGGCATGGATGGTGCAGATCAAGTTAAAGAAGGTGGCGTAGGTACAACAGTTTTAGAATTAAAAGGAGGTAAATTAGGCAAATTTTATAACACTTTATGGTTTCCTATGAAGGATGCTTTAACAAAATATAGACAGCAACAACTTATATTTACTAAAGAATATTCAGATCTTATTGCACAAGTAGATTTTGGTAATGATTCAATATTTTCTGGCGAACTTAATTATGATTTTGGTACAGATTCAAACGCTAGAGGTAAGGTGGAATTGCTTGGAGCAATGCTGCACACAGGTAATAAAAGTAATTTAAGAAAATTATTATTAGGTAGAAATTGGGGTGAATTAAATGAAGACGGTAGTTTAAATACAACAAGATGGGATACTTTTGTAGAACGCATGATAGAAGAAGGACATCTTACAAAAAATGATTATGACTTTTTGCAAGCAGTATGGGATCTAAACGAAAAAATGAAACCGCTTTTACAAAAAGCACATAAAGAAACTGAAGGATATTATTTTAAAGAAGTTGAAGCCACACCAATAATAAATAGATTTGGCACATTTAGAGGTGGATATGTACCTGCAAAAACAGATCCGTTAATGGTAGATCAACCAGTAGATCAAGCTATAGAAACAACTAAATTACAATTTAAAAATTCATTACCTTCTGCACCAAAAGGTATGACAAAAAGTCGTGTTGAAAATTATGCAGCTCCATTGTCATTGCATTTAGGGTACATGACAAAACATATAGATGACTCATTACGTTTTGCATATGTTCAACCAGTTTTAAAAGATACTTTAAAAATATTAAAAAACAAAGATTTTGAAAAAACTTTAGAAGTAATAGATCCAACTGTAATGAAGGAAATGATTATGCCTTGGTTACAAGCTGCTGCAAATCAAACAACCTTTACGCCTTCTGGATTAGATCCAAACATAGATAAATTGTTAGTTGCACAAAGAAGAAGAGCAGGTATAGGTATTATGTTTGCTAATATTTCTAACGCAATACAACAATATACAGGTTTATTTCCTGCGAGCTTAAAAGTAAAAGGTAAATATTTAAATGGTGCTTTAGTTGAATATACAAAAAACAGACAAGGTGTACAAGAAATGATTGCAGGTGCATCGCCATTTATGGAAGACCGCCAAAACAACCAGATGTTTGATATACAAGGACGTTTAAATGAATTAATTATTGATCCAAATAATTTTCAAAAGTTTAAAGATTGGTCTACAAAACACGCATATTTCTTGCAACAAACTTTTCAGAATCAGGTAGATGCTGTTGTTTGGTTAGGAACATTTAACCAAGTACACGCAGAACTAGGCGCAGAACTTACTAATGAAGAAGTATTAGCAGAGGCTATTAAACAAGCAGATGCAAATGTACGTCTTACTCAAGATAGTTTATTGCCAGAAGATAGAGCAGCATTTCAAAACTCTACACCAATTGTTCAAGCTATAACTCAATTTACTGGCTATTTCAATACAATGGCTAACCTTAATGCAACACAATTTAAAAAATTAATACAAGATGACATAGGTTTTAAAAACAAATCTAAACAAGGCGCACAAATGCTATACACATATATTTATTCTGTACTTATGCCTGCTGTTGTTGCAGGTTTAATAGCAAGATCATTAGGCGGTAACTTAAACGATGACGATGACGATGGATATTTAGATGATGTAGCAGAAGCAGTGTTTGGCGATGTTTTAAGATATAAAGTTGCATTTATACCAATTGTCGGTCAGGCAGCAATTATCCCAATAAATGCACTTAATGATTTACCGTATGATGACACGATCACATCTAGCCCATCATTCCAAGCAATAGAGCAAGGATTAGGCGGTACGGCAAGACTTTTAGAGACACTTGTAAAAGGAGAAGAGGTTACTGGCAGACAGATTAAAGATATATCTAGTATGTTGACACAAGCCTTTGGTGTACCAGTTACACCTTTAGGCAGATCAGCAGGTTATCTGCTTGATGTGCAACGTGGTGAAATAGTACCTGATAATCCAATTGACTTTATAAGAGGACTAATTACAGGAAAACGTGGAAGACGTTAGAGGTGTGACCGTAACATAAAAAATAGGTTGTAACCTTAGTGAGATAGTGAAAAAGTCTCGTTAATGACGATCAATTCTACTACAAGAAAGACTAATCCACTTGTTGGTAATGGGAATACCCATACCTATCCTTTTGCGTTTAAAGTTTTTACTGATGCAGATATTGTTGTAAAAAAATTAGAAGATGCTACAAGTACAGAAACATTATTAACTCTTGGTCTTAATAACGATTACATTGTTACTCTTAATTCAGATCAAAATGGTAATCCCGGTGGAAGCATAACATTAAAATCAGGCGGTAATAATCAAAATTTAGCTAGTGGTTTTAGAATTGTTATTACATCTGCTGTTCAATCCAGAAGTTATCAATGATGCTTTAGATAAATCAGCAATTTTACATCAGCAACAACAAGATGAACTAGATAGGTCAATAAAATTTTCACTAACCAATACTATTGGTAGTTTAGAAATCACAGAAAATGCTACAAAACGTGCAAACAAAGTTTTAGCATTTGATAATGATGGTGAGTTTAGCGTTTTACAAGAATTAGGAACTTTTAGAGGTAATTGGTCTGCTGGCCAATCTTATGTTGCAAGAGATCTTGTAAAAGATACAAGTACTAATAATATTTTTATGTGTAATGATTCACATACATCTACTGGTGGACAACCATTAACAACTAATACACATTCTGCAAAATGGGATTTAATTGTAGATGCAGCTACAGCTACTACACAGGCAAACACCGCAACGACACAGGCTACAGCAGCAGCCAGTTCTGCAGCAGCAGCAGCTACCTCGGCAACAAATGCAGCCAGTTCAGCCACTACAGCTACAACTAAAGCGACAGCAGCAGATACTGCCAAGACAGCAGCAGAGACAGCTAAAACTGCTGCGGAAACTGCTCAAACTGCTGCGGAAACAGCAAAGACAGCAGCCGAAGCTGCATTAGATTCTTTTGATGATAGGTATTTAGGTACTAAAAGTTCTGATCCAACACAAGATAATGACGGTAATAACTTAATAGATGGAGCATTGTATTTTAATACAACTGATAACGTCACTAAAGTTTATGACCTTGGTAATACTGTATGGAGGTTGCTAACACCAACAGATGCAAACCAAACAAAAATTAATGACGTACAAGCTGCTCTTACTAATGTTAATACTGTTGCTGGAAGCATAGCAAGTGTAAATTCAGTTGCTGTTGACATATCTAATGTTAATGCTGTTGCAGGTAACGCAACTAATATTAATGCAGTAGCTAATGATGCTACAGACATAGGTGCTGTAGCTGGTAAAGCAACAGAAATAGGATTATTAGGTACTACTGACGTTGTAGCAGATTTAGCAATATTAGGAACTACTGATGTTGTAGCAGACATGAATTTATTAGCTACTACAGCTAATGTCTCCAACATGAATGTTTTAGCTGATTCCAACGTAGTAGCAGATATGGCATTACTTGGAACTACAGATTGCATTGCTGATATGAATACCCTTGCAGTTTCTGACATAATTTCAGACATGAATACTTTAGCTGTAAGTGACGTTATATCAGACATGAACACGCTTGCAGTTTCTTCTGTTATTACAGACATGGATATATTGGCTACGTCACAAAATGTGACCAATATGAATACATTGGCTGGTATATCTAACGATATAACAACCGTTGCCGGAATATCAGGAAATGTTACTACTGTTGCTAATAACAACACAAATATAACTAATGCATCAAATTACCTAAATAATTTTTTACAGCTTTATTTAGGTGAAGCATCATCTAATCCAACTACGGATGGTTTAGGTAATGCAATTACAGAAGGAGATCTGTATTTCAATACTGTTGATAAACGTACTCGTGTTTTTAACGGATCTATTTTTCAAAACCTTGGAGAAGGTGCTGTAGAAGTAGCTAAATTTGCAAATACTGCTTTTAATTCTTTATACACAGCTTCAGCAGGGTCAAACACTATTGATCTTGGCGGCCTTGTTATTTCTGGGGCTGCATTTGCAAACGAAGCTATTGCAACTATTCGTGCATCCCTCGCCAAAGGTGCTGGCACTTACAACTTAGGAGGAATCTAACTAATCATGCCTGACCAATTACAACTTAGAGGTGGAACTACCACTGAACATAATTCATTTACCGGGGCTTTAAGAGAAGTCACAGTAGATACTACAAAGAAAACACTTGTAGTACATGACGGATCACAAGCTGGTGGTACTCCACTAATGAAAGAAAGTGGTACTGTTGATCCTACTACTATAACGATTGGTACAGGTGGAACGCAAAGATTAGAAATTACTAATAGTGAAGTTGTATTTAATCAAACTGGTGCAAGTGTAGATTTTAGAGTTGAGGGCGATACAGAGCCAAATTTATTATTTGTTGATGCCAGTGCAGATCAGGTTTCGATTGGCACATCAAGTCCTTCAGATGTTTTTGATGTTGTCCATGCAGGTAATACTGCTGCTGGTATATCAATAAGAAACACTAATAATTCACAAGGAAGTGCATTTGCACAGTTATTGGTATCTGGAGGAGATAATGCAAAAGGCAGAGTAAAGATTGAAGCTAATGGTGCTTTTCATACCATTGATGAAGATAATAATGGACATTTAATAATTGAAGATAATGGTACTGAAAAAATAAGGCTTGATGCGTCTGGTCATTTAAAACTATATTGCACAGCACAGCCTTCAACTACTGTAGCTGGATCACAATTTGATAATGGTGGTGCTAGTTTAAGAATTTCTAGAGGTGGTGGTACAAGTCAAACAACTGGTGCTGGATTAAGTGTTATAGGAGGAGGAAGTAGTACAAATATTGCTGCTGCTGCTTCTTATGGAGCAACACTTAATTTAATTAATAGCAACAACACAGATGGTAATTCAAATGCTGTTTTATTTCTAGGCAGTAACAGCTTAGCCACTAGTTCAATTGTTGGTGAAACTACAAGTCACGCTAATAGAAATGGTGAATTAGCATTTTTAACATCAAGTGCTGCTGCACCAGCAGAGCGAATGAGAATTGATAGTACAGGTGATGTGGGTATTGGCATGGCTGCAAGCGGTATCCGTTTAGATGTTCAATCTGGTGGTAATGATATCGCTAGATTTAGTGGTCAAAATTCTGGAAATGTTACTATAAGAAATGACACTAGCCATGAATTACAACTTCATACAGGGCCAAGTGATGCGTTGATTTTTGGTACAGGTGGCGAAAATGAACGCATGAGAATTGATAATGCTGGTCGATTAATAATTGGTACTACTGCTGCTGCTAACAATGAAAAGGTAAGAATAGCTGGTAGAACTGTTGATGGTTCTAGCACAACTATTGATTTAGATGGAACTGGCACAAGTGGCCCATTGTTAGAGATGAGATCATCTAGTAGTGCTGCTAACGATTTAGCAGTTCTTGTACTTAACCAAGCTAGTTTAAAATCAGCAATAGGTTGTGGAAGAGCAAATACTAATAATTGGGGAACTGATCTAAGATTTTTTACACATAAAACCTCTACGTCTGACCAGCATCAAAGTTACGAGAGAATGAGGATTGACGCGTCTGGATTAGTAAGCATAGGTACTTCATCTGGAGCTCCACAAGCACCGTTAGATCTAAGGCGAGATAATCCTACTAATGGAAGGTTAGCAGCCTTTGGTTCAAATGGAACACCTTGTACTGCACAAGCTGCTGGATTAACAAACGCTGTATGTATATTTAGAACTAGAAAAACAATAGCTGCAAACTCAACTGAAGGTTTGGTTAGTGGTTATGGAGGTAGTCTTGTGCTTATAACTATACTGTTTAGCAGTGGCGATAACGTACAAATAACTAAATTACTTACTCATGCTTGGAGTGGTCAAACCGAGCTATTTAGTAACTCTTATGGTACTGTTACTCCAACAATTACATTTTCCACTTCATCAGGTGTTTTAAATGTTAACCATAATCATAATGGTAACTTAGTATTTAACTGTGCTGGATTTATTATTACTGGCCCACATACAGGATAAAGGAGGTATTTATCTATGGCTAATGAAATCACAATTTCAAACATCAAAGCAGAAACAATTAAACAATATCAAGTTAATTGGTTTTATGGCACAGATGACAATTCAAGAGGTTGTACTACTTCAGTTGACCTAAGTTCTCTTGCACTTTCAGATAGACAAAACGCAGAAAAAGTTAAAGAGTATTTAAAAACTCATTTACATGAAAGCGTTTTTGCTGATTTAGATAGTGACATTGCAGCTAATCCAGAAAAAAGACCTATGTAAAAACACAGGTGTTGATAACCAAAGTTGCAGTATATAATGCTGCCTAGTAATATTAGATAAATTCAATAAAATTTATGTCAACTTTATCTGAAAGATGCGAAGAACGCAAAGCAGAAGCACAGGCTCTTGCTGATAAATTTAATACTACAAAAGCAGAAATTGAAAAGTTACAAAAGGAAAATGCCCATACATATCAACAATTTCAAAATAAAAACTCTCAATATGCAGAGTTGTCTGACCAATTAAGAGAAGAAGAAGGTGTAACAGTTTCTACAGAAAAAGAAACTTCTAGCGAAGTTGTAGAATAAAGTTAAACTATAAGTAAAATTTATTTTTTATCATGGCTGTTACTTGGGATGTTGTTAAATTAGATGCAACAAAAACTGTCGGTTCTTTATCTGACGTAGTTACTACTGTTCACTGGATTGCTAGTGATGCAGACGGAGATCATACTGGATCTTCTTATGGTACAGCAGGGCTTGCTGCTGCTGATAGTAATTCTTTCACTGCTTATGCAGATATAACAAAAGATAATGCTATTGCATGGGCAAAAGCTGCATTAGGATCTGATAAAGTAACAGCTATTGAAACATCTATTGCTGCACAAATAACAGAATCTAAAACTCCTACTGTAACCGCTGGTGTACCTTGGGTTTAATTGGTTTTGTGTGTTTCCAATTCACGCATCATTAATCCCATAGTGACGTAAAGAGGGCTGATAGCTACAATTAATAGCAAAACGAATAAACTCATTAATGAGCAAGCTCGTATTATTTGGTATTTAATCATGCGAAAGGCTTTAGACATTATTACCATCGTAACTGGAATCCTTATGTTAGGCATTCTAGGCGGTGGTTTTTTTACATACAAATATGTTTCATCTGAGCAATTTAAAGCTAAGATTATGAACTCTATACTTGGCGAAGTTAAGGAACTATTGCCTAACGTTATGGATAACGCATTACCAAAAACAACTGGCATATCCATACCAACACTTCCAAAAAAATAATTGGAAATACCTGAGATAAATATACCTGATGTACATATTCCATATACTTATGTACCTGACTATAGCCATTCAAATATACAAGTAATAGGTTGTACTTTATATCATCGAGATACAAAAAACACAGGCAATAGAAATCTAATAATAGAAGATCCTAATGGTGTGATTAGTAATTGTCCGTACCCTAGTTTTAACCCATTGGACTATGTACCAGATCAATTAACAATTACAGAAGAGATCCCTAATCTTGCTAACGATAGTGAGATGCCAACTAGTGACCCACCTAAAACTAAAATACCAAAAGAAAAAAAAGAAGATGAATACAAACCTTGTCCTAGTAAAAGAGAACAAAGAGTAGGAGACTTTCGTAACGAAAAAAGATTAGAACGTGTTACTGGACACAAAAGAGGGGATGATGGGGTTGAATGTATTACTCTCTATGAAGACGTACCGTTCATCGACCAATACATACCTACGCCTAGCGTGGTTGTCTCTACTGCTGCTATTGCTACTGTGGCTGCAACTACTCCTATTATTATAAATTTAATAAAACCATTAGTTAAACAAGTAATTAAAAAAATTACTTCAAAGAATGAGAGTGAGGAATCACCTGACCGGGAGGAACAGTAACTGCAATGCCTTCGCATATCGTTGCAAATTTTCCTGTAAATGTAACACCAAGTTTTGCTTGCTCGCCACATACTTTTAGCCTAAAAAGAGCAAGTTCTAATTTACCTTTTTCATATAACAACTCTTGATTTTTTATATTTATTCTAGTTGCTTTGTGGCAAAGAGCAGGGGCAGATCCTAATGGAATACTGAACTGTGCTGATATACCATAATTTAAATTAAAATTATCTTTTTCAAATCTAGGAATCTCTGAATAATATTTAATCTCTCCAGTATCTTCATCGTATATTGGTGTTCTTGTTATATATTCTTTTGGTCGTGCGAAAGACCAACTATCTGTTACATAAGGAGTAATTGTAAGGCTAGGAGAACTACAGACAATGCCTTGTGACATTCTAAACTGAGGAGTTGATTGAGGAGCAATCATAGTTGCGTTATTATTAACTGTTCCTTGAGCATTTGAGCTAGGCGATGCAACAGTTGTATTAGCCAAAACCCTTGCAGGGCAAAGGATTACAAGAATTATTGACCAAAGGTAGTTTCTACCGTGGTTGTAGTAGTGGTATTTATTACCCGATTGATGCTTGTAATAGTGTCTAGACCGGGAGAAATTATAGATTCGACTAAACTGAAAGGTTGTCCTTCGTTTACTATTTTCCATCTAGGCACTCCTTCCAACGTAGGACTTGTATATGAGAAGTTAACGCCATTAACTGTCTGCGAAGCTTCTGCTGTAGGTATAGAGTTAATATAGCCATTAACATCTGCACTCTCTATGTTCGTGCCTGAGACGCTTAGAGAATACCCTGTACGGAATTGATGAGATACCACCGATTCTGTTATTACTGACTCCGTCTGTGAATTTGTACTTGAAGATCCTGTACGGAACGTAGGTATCAATGGATTTGCAACAGTTTTGACAGGAAATAATATTAAAAATAGCAGCCAAAGTTTAGTCAATGGTAATAGTTACGGTGGTTGAACCCACACAGCTAGAACCTGATCCAAATGCACCACTACAAGTATGGACTCCTGATGATAAAGAAGTCATAGCACCTGATCCAAGAGTACCTCCAGATCCTATAGTTGTTTGCCCACCAAGGTGTGGTAGTGCTGCTATGCCTGACGATGGAGTAATTGCTGATGGTGTTACGTCACCCATAGTCACCGCTTCAGTAAGCGAAAAAGCAGACCCTGCTGTTGTTACGGCTTTATCAGTTTGTATCATGGCAGGTACACCTGCTGTCAAACTGCCTATATTTAATCCACCAATAGCACCAGATGTCGTAGATCCTCCACTAGTTACAGATGGAGTTATGTTTGTACCTGATATTGAGTATGTCGTACCTAATTTATTTGTAACAGAGTACGGCATATCTACCGTGATCTGGGCAGATGTCGTAAACTTTTGCGTAATGTCTGCTAGTGCTACAGAAGGACTAAACAGTAATAGTAGTGCTAGTAGTTTCTTCATTTGACTCCTACGTTAGTGTCTTTGTTATCCAATACTTTAGCAGCGTTAGCAGGTTTCTTTTTGTTAACAGAGATACCGTAGCTGCCTAAAACGCCACTGGTCAAGCCGGCTAAAAACGCTCCATCATTACGAATCTTGTCCATGTATCCAAGAGTCATCATCGCAAGCGACCAACAAAGAATCATAAATCGGACAGCATGACCAAAAATTTCAGCCCAATCCGTGCCTTCTTTTTCTTCTTGTTCCTCTGCCATAATTAGGATTTATTAGTCATACTAGACATAATTACTTATTTACGCAAATGCCTGAGATATATGGTGCATTAGTGGGAGCAGCAGCTACTGCTTTAGTTATGGTGATATCGAACATGAGTAGTCGTAGAGAACGAGACATACGAGATATATACTTTAGGCTAAACAAGTTATCAGAAGCGGTTAGCAGAATAGAAGGCAAGATACAGTAACGTGTGCTATGTTTGGAAAAACAAACAAACTATGTACAAAATACTAAAGCCTATATTATTACGCTTTCTTTCAACGACAGGATGCAAGAGACTTGTAGTTGACTTATGTCGTGCCTTTGTAAAGCAGACCTCGAATACCGTGGACGATAAATTGGTTGATCTGCTTGAGCAAAATTTGTTTCCCAAATTAAACTAATGGCTAAAGATAAATTTCTCAACATTGAAATAGAAGAACCACCTGTAGAGTTGCAGTTATCTGTCGAAATGCGTATAAGAGAAGTTTTAAAAAGCGATGATTACGATGGAGTAAAAAGATATTGTACACATTTAATACGGCATCAGATGAAACAAGATGTTTTTTTAGCAGGTTTATTAGGAAGAGTAGTAGAACTAGAAGGTTTATTAACAAAAAAACAAATAAAAGAAGAGCGTAAAACTATGGACAGAATAAAAAAATTCTTTCATAATTAAAATAAAAGGAGATTATTATGCCAAAAGGTAAGGGGACGTATGGAACTAAAGTTGGTAGGCCACCAAAAAAAAAGTAAGCGGTTGGCCTACTAGGCTCTAGTCTCTACCCCAAAATCTAGAGCCGATACCTCAGAGTGTTTCATGGTCTGCCACTCTGGGGTATTTTAAAATGGAATCTCGTCTACCTCTGGTACTTTAGGCGAGCTATTCCAACTGTCTGAATTATCATTGCCTTTATATGTTGGTGTACTTGGTGCAGGTTTTCCGGGTTGATAATTATTATCTGCATCAAAAATAGATACCATTACTGCTGATGGATTTGGTTTGTCACTAAAGTCAGGCAACCCTGCTAAATTTACCCATCTATCAATAAGAATAAATTGCTTGCCTTGGTCATTCTCCATAATGACTCCAATGTTTTGCCAGTTTGCTTTTGCGTTACCATCCCTATCTTTGTACTCTCGTGTCTTGACGGATAGGTTCTTGATCTTTCGTGCCATAAGGAATTTCCTGTAGTATGCGTATGCGGACAAAACCACCGTAACGGTCTTGATCCATTGTTGAAATAACAGTATTAAAACGTTTATCGTTAATGCGTAATGCATCAGACAAGCCGTCAATACCTGCCTTCATTCTAGCAACTAAATTGTCTCGATCATAACTGCGTTTGTCTGGTGGTATAAACGTCATTTCTAAAACTAATCTTTCTGGTATGTTTTCATAAACTCCACGATATTTTTTTAATTGTTCTCTTGATGCACTTAAACAATTTTTTCTGTATTCTTTTTTAGCTGCTGCCAACTTT